ATAAAGATCAGTTAATCCGGTGCTGTATGGATCAGCAGGAGTACCGCCAGCCCAAGACTCATTAATTCTCTTGACGCGAGTCATGAGTTTGTTTAGATCGTCTAGCTTGAATTGACCAGCTACTCCAGCCTCAATAAAGTGCTTAAGAGCAGTGCCTCCTTGAGGAGTCGTAGAAGCTTCGCCTAGAGCTTTGAGCAATACTGCCCAAGCATTACGCTCTTGCTTAACAAGAACTTCTTGAGACATACGCTCAACCAACTTAGCGATAATATCCAAGCGAGCTTGGCGAGCATATCTCTTATTGATTGAAACAGCGCTATCTAAGCGATAGGTGGCGATCTTGACTTCTTGAATAGCAGAGACATCTTGAGACGAAGGTAGTCCGCCAGCAAGAGTTTGTGACCAAACGCTAACGTATCCATTGTTCAACTCGTTATAATACAAGTCTAGAGGATAGCTAGGTGAATCATTCTCATCGAATGGTGCGTCTGTGTAAATTTGAGAAGCTGTTCCAGCTTGCAAAATTACTCTTTGGATAACAGGTCCAAGGAAAGCGGCGAAAGCTTCTGAGGCCTCAGCAGCGACCAGTCTGTTCTTAGAGCCAAGCGCCTTAATCAGCTCAACTTGCTCTGGTGTATTTTTAAGTTTAATTCTCATGTTAATTTTCCTTTATATATTATAGAGCCAATTTCACAAGGGTTTCACCATTGACATCAGCGGCTCCGAGGAACTTGCCGATAGCGACGTTAGCAATATTTCCAGCAGAATCACCTGTGCGGGAAGTAATTTGTCCTGTGCCGCCAGCGTAAGCGGTTCCACCAGCGGTAGGAGTTCCAAGAACGCCTTGAACTAGGAAAATGCCGCGAGTAACTACTGGAACAGCTTGTCCAGGAATTACAACTTGCATCTCAGCAGCTTTACGAGGGTTATACTTGAGTTGCTCACCATTCTCATCAGTATCTCTTACATCGTAAAGTGTCATTCCAATTGGTGTCTCACCAGTATTGGAGTAAACAACTTTAGCAGTTACTCCATAACGTTGGGAAACAACGTTGCCGGGTTGCAGGGTGCCAGCTCCGCCGATGAATTCTATTCCACCGCCAAGCTCAGAGCCTGAATCATAATTTTTCCATCCAGTAGCAATCTTGACCAAGGTTCCCTTGGTAACGTTGATTGATCCGGCGGATAAATTCGTTGTGTCGTATGAGAACAGATTTAATACATCGTGCTCATCATAATCTCTAAAAGGTCTTAGTTTATAAGCCATATTTTTTCCTTATTTTTTTGTTATTATCCGACTACGAAACCTTCGTAATCAAAAGCTTGTTTATATTTCTCGTAAAAAGAAGATTGAGAAGCCGAAGAAGTCATTGGGATATTAACAACTTGCTTTTCAGCTTTATCAGCAACCTCTTCTACGATTTGAGCGACAGAAGCTTTAGCCTCCTTGGAGTCTTCTTGCTTCTTGTCATTTTTCTCTCCCTTTTTCTTGCTCTTCATGAATACCGCCATCTTATCTTTAAAGGCAGCAAATGCAGAGTCTTCCATTTCAGCTATTTCAGTAGCTAAAATTTGTCTAGTTTCAGCATCTAAATCGTATTCAGCATCAAAAGCGCTCATTCTCTCATTGAATTTCTCGGAAGCTAGAATCTTTTGCTTTTCAGCTTCAGCAGTAAAGAGAGCCTCTTTAAGAGCAGAAATTTCTTTTTGAAGAGTGTCTTGGTTAGCAACTAGAGTGTCCAAGCTTTCCTTGGTGGATTTTAGTTGTGATTCAACAGAAGCTTTTTCAACGGCGAATTTCTCCGAAGCTGTCTTAAGCTCTTGTTCGATAAGATCAGAAATTTGAGAAGCCGTAGCTTGCTTCAAATTCTCATCGTTAATATCTTTGAGGCTGGTAATTTTCATAGCTTTATTATCTATAAGAGTATTTACATCTAAATTTTCTATTTTGGAAATATTTTCTTCGTCAGGTTGTTGTTTTTCTTCAATTTTAATGGTGGCGACTCCTTTTACATCAGCAGCGGGAGTCTCTGTAAGACCAATCCCAAGAGGAACAACATTGCCTATTACTTTTCTGTATACTGATTTGCTTTTATCTATCTTTCCTGAGCCACCGAATGTTCTAAGATTTGCTTTTAGTGTTTCAATTTCACTTGCGTCAGAAATTTCTAAACCATCTTCTATATTCTTTGACTCTCCTTCAATGACTATCAAATTATACTCATTGAAACCAAGTTCCCAACTAGCGCTTATCTTTTGATAATTTACACTAGTTGAATCGCTTGAGTCTTCTATCATTGTAGCCAAATTAGGATTAGCTATTTTCCAAATAACCCCGCCAAGAGTAATATTATATGGACCCTTTAGATCTTTTACTTGATCTTCCGTAAGAGGAGCATCTGATCCGAACTCACTAAACCCAGCGGTTAAAATAACACCAACAATTCTTTCTCTATTATGTTCAAAATTGATTGGCTTATTTATAAAATCTTTGTAAGATGCAAGAGCAGTTAAACTGTCAATAACATCACCGTTTCTGTTTACTCTATTTACAACAGCAGCATTAAATGCAACAGGAAGCAAGTCTACGTTCTTCTCTGTATCAACATTTGGAATGAAACCACCAACTTCTGCTAAAGAAGCTAATGCTAAGTACTTGTCCTTCTCTTCTGAAACCAAAGGTCTTAGAACAGAACTAAATGTTGTATTATATAAAAAGCTCATAATTAAATTTCGTACCACTTATTGCATTTGTCTTTTGGAGAAGCTATATATAAATTATTCAAATTGCCAAAATCAAATTCTAGCCCTGATTTTTTTAATTCTTCTTTAGCTTTTTCTACGCTTATCTCCGCCTTACTCCCATTTAGAAAACTATTAACCTTAGCCATTGAATAAGTGTTTATATCAATCGACTCATTCTTAACGTAAGAAGAAGCTGCATTCGAATATGTTTCTATCAGTTGATTTATTGTCGTTTTTTTCTTATTATTACTATTATACTCGTGAACCTTCTCTTTCAGCACAGACATCAATTTCAGAGAAAAGTCTAGATAAAAATCTACTTTCTCTGATTTATCAGCAATCACCATACCTTCGATTTGCAGTTCTTTTTGCATTATCTTATTATATTACACAAATTATTGACTATTTTGACTATAATTTAATACAGCAGCAGAAAATAGATCAATAGAATGTTCTTGTGATATATTAGTTAATTCTTCGAGTCTTTCTATATTTTGTTTCGCTTCTCCATTTAGATATGATTTTATAGAAGACGACCAAGAATCTTTTTGTTCACTCATAAAAATAGCTTTAGCTATGGATTCTGCGGCTGTTTTTTGATCTTCATTGAGCGATTTCTTTTTATGTTTCTTTTTTAGGAACTCTTCTACTTCAGCATTTAATACTTCATAATCTTTAAAAGCTTGAGATATCCCTTTAACAGAATAAGAAGCTATAGCTGGCGCTTTTTTGTTTCCTCCTTCTGGAGAAGTTTTTTTAGTTGCTTGAGGAGCCTTCGCTCCGGGAGGTCTTCCGGTCCCTATGGCTCCAGCTCCGCCACCAGCAGCAATAGGAGAATACAAGCCATCGTCTTTGTAGCTTTTAAATTTATTTTGAGACTCTAATGACTCGTCTGGTTCTGGAAGTCTACCTGATCTGATAGCTTCTACACACTCTTCGGGAGTTAAGATGCCTAACTGAGCTAATTGAGCTGACACTCTATTCCATACGGAAGCGTCTCTAATATCGATCTCTTCAAAATGAGGAGTTGGGAAATTCTTAAAGCCTAAATCCTTGCAAAGCCTTTTAATTTCTGGAGCCAAAAAGTCATTTAGGAAAGCTTGCCTTCCCTGCTCTAATCTTTGGAAGAAAATATTTGCTTTGATACTTGTAGCTGAGAATTTTTCATCTCCAATAAGGATATTATTTAAACCTTGTTGGATATCTGTATTTACTACTTCATATTTCTTTGGATCGAGAATAGCTGCTATGTCAGGAATAATAAACTCTGCTTTTGTAGTAAAATCAGAAACAAGAACTTTTCCTACTGATTGATTTTGGAAAAGAGCTTGCATAGCTTCAATATTTTTTTGATTAATATTGAGAGTTCCATTCTTCATCTCGCTTCCCATGGTAATCAGCAATACTGCTTGCTGAGTTGTGCGAGTGATGGCCATGTCCATCTTTTTCATTTCCTGTTTCCAGTTAATGTCTTCTAAAACTGGGAAACCCATAGGCACAGAGAATGGCTCGTAATCTTGCTTCTTATAAAAAACAGCGTTGACTCTATCTGTATCGAGAGGAATCATTATATAAGCTCCTGCTCCAGATAAAGTCTTCTTTTGCAACCTTAGTTTATTTTGCTGATCTAAACTTTTTAGGACTTCTCTATCTTCATCTGTCGTTGGATTACGAAGTCTCTGCAATTCGTAATCTGTAAGAATTTTATAATAATTACCACCAACAAAAGAAATATTCCCACCATATTGAATGTCTGCTGGGTTTAATATCATGTATTTAGAAGGCAACTGAAGTTTAATAGCAGCAGTTGAGATATCATTACCAAATACTTGAGTTATTTTATTTATATCTTCTTGCCCAACTTTGTAATCGAATCTATAAATGAATACGTTTCCAGAGCGATAATATTCTCTAAAAAACTTATCTACAAAATTATCTATATTGATCTTTTTAAATAAAGCGTCAAAAAAATCTCTAGCCTTTTTATTACCTCCAGTAAAATAAACTTTACTGCAAGAAAACTCAGTCATTAAATCAATTACATTTCTAAAAGAAGAAAAATTATAATAAGCTTTCTGGCACAAGATTACCGCGTCTCTAATATTTAGAGAACTCTTATTTTGAATGTTGTGAGAATATTTAAAAGGAACTAGACCATAATCAATGTTTGAGAATCTGTCTGTTCTTTCGATAACGCCAGCTGCATTTCTACGAGCAGGCATAGATACCTGATCAGACGCCGCAGCGTAACTGGTCATCATCGGAATCACTTCTGGTTGTTTCTTTTTTCTCATTTTGAAATCCTTATAAAATCATCAGAAAATTACCGCTTCTGAAAAGCGTACCATTAGGGAGCGCTCCCGTTTGGGTTTGTGTTGGCAAATTTGGCAATAAAACATATCCAGATATACCACTTAGGACTACTGATTTTCTGCTAGAATGACCAAGCACTAAAGTGTAGTCATCAAACAACTCCAGCATTGGGAGCCCAGCAGAATCAGCTACAGACCATAAAGAATTAGTTATCCCAGTTTCTATGAAAGACATGAACACTCCGCCGGATCCTACTATCGATACTGACCCAGAAGCTGCAACTATTGCTATCGAACTTGGCTTTCCGACTCCACTTAAATTTATCCTTTGGAAAGTTGTATCAGAATTAAAAGTTTTCTTTCCTGTAAAATTAAAATTTTCTCCACTTACGATACTGTTTATTGTTGATGCGTTAGAAGACGCAGTAATCTTAGCGTCTAATACCCCGGACACAGTATTAGTATAAGAAGTGGAATAGCCACTTAGAGTATTAATTTTAGAATCTAAAAAACCTCCAGTACCAGTTATGGTTGCCGAAATATTTCCGCTTACGGTATTTACGTATCCACTTAAAGATAATATAGATCCACTTAAATTAGATCCTGTAGAAACTAATCTAGCATCCAAAATCCCACTTATAGAATTAGTGTATAAAGCGGCATATTGACCTGTCGCTAAAGTATTCGAGTTAGTGTATCCAGAAGAATTATCTATCTTTGTATTTAGTGTTCCAGTCGCGGCGTCCAATCCAGCTTGAGTAAGAAATCCAGAAGGGTTAGACGCGATTGGGTAATAGTTTTTATCTCCGACTTCAACAAAGAAGCCGGAAAACTCAACTTGATCTACCTGTTTCCTTCTGACTAAATTCGCCATACTATATTAAAGTTACACTAAAACATCACTGGAGTAAAAGTAAATGTATTAGTTTCTACATTTTGTTTCATTATATCGTTATAACATTTGACTCCCCAATTAGCCAACATAAACGCAGAATAATTATCTTTTCTAGCTCTTGTAGCCGAAGAGCCTCGCTTTAAATGTTGCGGCAAATCAAAGTTTTGCATGCCTCTAGAAGTAGTAGTGTATTCTACCATAGAGCACTGTTTTTTGGTCTGGTAAATGAAGTCGTCTTGATTTTCTATAAAGTCTAGATTAGTCCAGTCTTCTTTGTCTCCTGTAAATATTAATTCTTTTGGTAATGTACAATCAATAACCTCGCTAAAAAATTTATCATTAGAGCAAGTCCTAGAAGCAAATAAAACTTTCTTGTAATCTATGCAAGCTTGAAGATATTCGTTGCCTTTTCTAATAAAATTAGAAGAGAAGACTTGATTGAATGCTATTCTTTTTTCTGATAGATTATATTGCGACCTAGCGTTCTTAACTTGCATGTCGTAATCTGGCCCCTCTGCTTCTGCCACAAAATCTAGTAGTTTAATATTTATTTTTGCATTTCTGAATACTTCAGATTGATTGCAAGTATCTATAAATATATCTGCGCCAGCGTTATCAGCAACAATACAAACAACATCAAAATAACTCATTAAATATCCAAAGTATTTAACGTGATTATTTAAGCTACCAAGTCCAGAGTAAGTGTGAACAAGAATGCCAACTCCCGCTTCTTCATCTAGCTCCATAACAGCTATAGCAAAATAGTCAGCGTTTGGGCTATCGCTCATGTTTGGATCTATTCCTATGATATATTTTTTTCCTGGAGTGCCTCTAATTAAAGTGTGAGGATATTCATCTTTTAAAGTGCAATCTTCCATTTTCTTTGCGCTAAAATAACTGTCTGAGCCATCAGTAAATTGCGCACAATATTCTCTAAGAAAAGATGAGTGAGAAGTGCCCCCGCTTTGAGCTTCTTCAATAATTGTTTTATCTATCATCTCTGCTGGCAAAGCTTCAAATCCAAATTGAGAAACAAAATAAGAAGACTCTCCCTTTTCTGGAGATGTAATTTGATTTACCCACTCTTGATAAGTCTTGTATAAATTTTCAAATGTATAACTGGCAGAAGATAAGGCTATCATTTTTGAATTATTCACAAAGACCATTCTGTCTTCTTCTTTCATCTTACCTTTTTGGATTAGCAAGTCTTCCATTTCGCGAATATCGATACGCCTCTTCATGTCTTGCGGAGCGACAAGGAATGGCATTAATACGTTTTTAATAATCTCTTCAGGAAGGAGTAAGAACTCATCTAGCACTAGAATATTTGCACGGAAACCACGAATCTTTTCGCCGCTTAGAGGAATTGCCCTAATTGATCCTCCATTAATGTCCCATTCGTAAAGATCGTTTCTTTTACTCTTAGCTCCGAAAGCTTGCAGTAATAATTCTGCTCCTTTGGTCTCAGACATTTTTTCTATATTATTAAATATTGCTCTAGCTGTACGAAATGTAGGGCCAGCAATAAGAATTTTTGTATTTGGTTCGAAGATGCACTGTAGCACACAATACACACTAGCAATGAATGACTTACCACAACCACGGCCCCAAACGCACATGGAAAAGTTTCTATTAAACATTCCTTTCAGAGTGACTTCTTGATAAGGCGAAAGTTTAATTCCTGTTAATAAATAAGTTGTAAAATAAAGATTCTGACGAAGGAATTTAATTAATGTAATCTTAGCTTCTTTGTCTTCGAGCTCTCCTTTAAGCTGTTTAAAAACCTCATTATAGTTTTCTGTTTTCTTTTTGTATTTTGTTGTTTCGTGCCACATATTATAATAGTTTTAAGTCGTACATTAATTGAAGATCATATTTTTTATACTCTTTATTGCTAAAAAATATTTTTTTCATGACTCTTACGCACTCTTCTCTGCCGTCAACAAATAAAAATTGAACATTGGTATATTTTTGTATTAGTTCTCTGACATTAAAGAAGATAAATTCTGGAGTGACTTTAATTTTTTTAGATACATAATTTAAATGTTGAAAACTTAAGCACTCTTGAAGAGGACGTTCTATTAAAACAATTAAGTTGGCTTCTGCTGCTATGGAGCGCTCTATCTCTCGGCAGAATCTCTCGTATCCGCCGCTCATTGTGCCAATGAAATCAGAGATGGACTTTCTTTCTATATAACATTTGTTTTCTGGATCGTTGATAGCGTAGTCGCCAAACTTTAATCCCTTTATTTCAGTAGGATAATCAATAACTAGAGGCATCTGCTCTCTAGTATCAATATAAATACTAAAACCGTCTTTTATTTTATATTTTAGCGCTTCTTTTGGATATTCATATTTGATTTTAAAACCCATCTCACTGCAAAGTTTATAATAATCAATAAAAAGGCTGTGATAATAAGGCAGGGGAGGACTAGTAATAGAGCGAAGCTCCACTTCCGTAGGTGCATAAGTTAAGTTGTGCTTTTCTTTTCTTTGTGAGAGAAATTTTTTTAGATATTCTTTTTGCGCTTCTGCTGTTTGTTGCTTTAGCCACTTCTTCATTGAGACTTTATTATTAAAGTCATTGGAGAAGTAATAGTCTTTGTTTTTAAAGTTTATTAATTCTCCAGTAAGCAAATCGTGTCTCGGTTCGTGAGCTTGGTAGTATTCTACCATTCTCAACTTATGAGATTTAAGATGCCCATGAAAAGACTTATCTGTTTCGAATTCTAAATTACAAATTTTACATTTAACCATCTAAAACTTCCTCCTCTGTGAGACCAAAGATACGAGCTTTGACATCATCCATAGATGATAAGCGACCAATCTCTCCTTTTAAAACTTCTCTTCTCATATCAGCCATTTTTAGCATTTCATTTCTAGTTTCTTCGTCTTTCCACATTAGCACAAGGTTCAAAATAGAAGCATTCTCTTTAACTTGCTTTTGCATTCTTTCGCTTCGCTTTACTTTTAGATCATTCAGCAGTTTTTGCTGACGCCCAACGCATTGATTATATTCTGTTCTGGCTGAAGTGACTGCTTCCACAAGAGTCATAGGAATTTTTTGCCCTGAATCCATTTCCATATTTATTTGCTCTTGAAGAGTCTGGATTGTCTCTTGGATATTTGAAGAAATTACAACTTCTGTAGCTAATATAATATATTGATCCACCTCTTCTTGAGTTAAATCTGATTTATCATAAGCGTATCTTATAAAACTACTCTCAAATAAGTCTCTATCCACAGAATCTACATAAGTACCAATCTGGTGCAAGAATCTATAAGTATGCAAATAAGATATGAGAGAATTTAGCTCCTTTTTTTGCTTTGCGGTTATCTTGTCTTTGTCTATGCCATCTAGAACATACTTATTTACTCGAACCATTGCTCGCTCTTGATTCTTAGGTGGCTTATAATCACCTTGCTGCTCTTCTTCCGTCTGGACTGCCCTCACTTGCTTAGGCAAAGTATTTAAATACTCCTCTACGCTTCTAGATTCTATAGATA